TCAGAGCCATCAAATACTAATTGTTCAGATAAACCTATAGCATCACGTATTAATATATTACCACTCATTGTTTGATTCAGCATCGAATCAAACATATTCAATTCTTCAAATTTATCTTTGATATCAATATAACCAGATTTGGTTACCAACATCAATTCGGTAATTCTGTATTGTGTTGTTTCTTGTATGTTTAATTCTGACATTATGCAATAACGTTTCTGAATTCTTGTTCAATTGTTTTTACAAATTCTGGACGAAGAATGTCTATCGTTCTTTTTTCTTCATTTGCTTCCAGTTCATATTCATAGTAAGACATAGAAGATTTTGTTGTTGTTATCGTAACGTTTGTGGAATCATAAAGAGTATACACAACTGTTGATGTTGTGTTTGTATTTGCAAATGTTGCAGCATCAATAATAATAGTTTCAGTTGTTTCATCACCCGATGGTAAAGTTCGTTTCTCATTTATATAATATGAATGTGTGTGAGATTTTGACCAAGACAATCCTGTTCCCGTGTTTGCGGTATTTGCGTATGTGACACCACGATATTTAATATCAATATATTTTGTTAAGTCATTATAACGCAAAGGCCAATCAAACTGTGGATTCTTAATGTTATTTACCGAAAGAATGATCCAATGTTTCTCTGGTGAACCATACAATTTATCTGCAATTATTTCTGGAGTCTCACCGTCAGAAATATCGTATTTGTAATACATCACCAATTTATCTTTAGATGTTGTATTGAACGAAAAACGAGACATTATATTCGTAACAATATCTAAAGATGAGTTGTCGTCCGACAAATAATATGCCGTTTGAGGAAAGTAATTAAAATATTTTGCCATGTTAAAAATTTATCCATTGGTCTGATTGATTTTCAGAATCAGCAATACTAGAACCAACTCTGCGTGATTGTAAATCGTACTTAGTAATAATTTGAGTTTCTTTAAACACTAGACCCATTCTAATACCTACAGGCATACCAGTTGAACCCCATTTTGGAACATTTTTATCTTCAAGAACTTCATATGCCGCAAAACCATTTGGCGCATAATCAACATCAACTGTTTGTAAAACGCAAGTTGAAATTGATGGTATGTTTTCATTTTCTGTTCCATTGTAATAAAATTTAATATCAAATTCGGAAGGTGGCACTAAGAAATAACCACCCAATCCACCAGCTGAATTATTACCTAATACTTCTGGTGCTTGGTGAAATCTAATTCGTTGAATGATGTTTTGCACTTCTTTTGCTTCAACACTACTTCTTGGATAAAACATAAAATCAAAACGAAAGCTTCTAAATTCGGGAGCAGAATATATAACTTCCATCATAGGATTAACAGTTGTTCCAGTAAACCCAGCAAATACCGCACGACCTGCTGGGCCAGTTGCGTTAGCCAATGCATTCAAAACAAACGGCGTTGCATTCTTAAGTGCATAGTTAGCTTTATCAACACCACTCATATCACCATTGATTATGTTTTGTAAACCAGAAAAACCAGCACCAAGAGTTGCAGCTAAACCACCACCAAGTTCTAGTCCAGCATAATTCTGAGACTGTGTGAATGCCAATGTATCAGGCATATACAAAGCAATAGTATCAGTTGTACGTTTCGTTGTTCTAACACCAGTTTTGGCGTATGTTGAAGAATTTTCAGCAACATATTCTTGCACACCAGAGAAACTTTTATTAAATGTGTCCATAGTTGATTGCAATAATCTTTGCAATTCTGGACTGCCAGCCGACAAATTAAATTTTTTCTGTATGTTAGAAGAAACAACCGTAAGGTCTAATTGTGAAGCAGCAGTAATAGCACCTTGCGTTACTGAAACAAAATCGGATGCACCACCACTAAAACGATTTAAACCAAGTCTATTTTTTACAGCCGTAGTTTCATCATCGGTTGTTGATCCTGGAAATTGAGTGCGTTTTTGTTCATTGATGTGGAAGACCATATAATGACCTTTATCCACTTCGCCCAAATCCAATGGATAACGCAAAGTGTTAATCTTATATTTGTCTCCAACTATTCTATTGTTAGTTGTTGCACTTCTATCGGATTTAAATCGTATGTCTGTAAGCGTGAATAGTGCCATATATACCTCAAGTTATTACTCATTATTTATACCAAATGACCAGACAAACCTACAAAGGTGTATTCAAACCTAAGAACCCACAGAAATATAAAGGTGATCCAACGAACATAATATATCGTTCAAGTTGGGAAAAGATGGTAATGAAATATCTTGATGATAATCCGGGTGTAATTTGGTGGGGTTCTGAGGAGTTGCCCATACCCTACAGAAGTCCAATTGACCAAAAAATTCATCGTTACTTTCCAGATTTCATCGTCAAGGTCAGGCGGAAAGACGGTCTGGTGATGACGTATTTGTGGGAGGTTAAGCCATACTCACAAACTAAAATGCCAGTGCAAAAACGCAAGACTCAAAGGTTTATCCAAGAAGCGGCAACATATGCGGTAAACCAAGAAAAGTGGCGGGCAGCTGATATCTTTTGCCGAGAACATGGTTGGCAATTTCAAATCATAACTGAAAAAGAACTAGGCATCTAGTATAAATACGGCATGGCTTATTTAATAGATAGAATTAATGCATCCCTGCAAAAAGAGGGATTAACACCACGCACTCGAAAGTCACGTGATTGGCTTCGTTCGAAAGTTTCGGATTTAAAACCATCGAAACAGTCGTTAATGAATGACATGACCAGATTGAGAGAGGGCACAATTATTGGAAAAATGTACTTTTACTTTTATGATCCGAAGACGAAGGATTCGTTGCCATATTACGACAGGTTCCCATTGGTTTTACCAATAGAACGTTACCAAGACGGTTTTCTAGGGCTGAATCTACACTACATTCACCCAAAGCAACGCATCATTCTTTTAGATAAATTAAGTGATTACGCCAATAATAACAAGTATGACGCATCAACAAGGTTGCGATTAACGTATCAAACTTTGAAGGCTGCATCTAAATTGTTCGAGGCACAACCTTGCATTAAGAGATATCTGTTTAACCATGTTCAGTCAAGATTCCTGGAAATTTCAGCAGGTGAATGGGACATTGCTGCGTTATTGCCAATGGAAAGTTTTGTTGGAGCTTCTACAAACAAAGTATATTCCGACTCAAGAAAGAAATTCTAATGTCATTCGCCCCAAATTTATTCTTGTCTAATATTAAGGCAAAGGATGGTCTCGCTAGACCAAATCGTTTTCAGGTAATTCTACCAATACCAGAGTACATTGGCAAATTTATTGAAGCTGGCCTACTTGAAAAGATTATAAATCTACCAAATACAATTGCAACTGATGTGAGTGAGATATTGTCTTCATCATTTGGTGGTCAATCACCATCAGGTTATTCGAAGTCTTCTAATCCTTCAATCACACGTTACCTCTCAATGCAATGTGAAGCAGCTGAGTTACCATCAAAAACATTAGGCACAACAGACGTTAAGATTTATGGACCAACTTTTAAAGTTCCGTTTCAAACACAATATACAGAAACAACATTGACATTCATGTGTACGAATGACTTTTATGAAAGAAAGTTATTTGATCGTTGGATGGAAGCTATTATGCCAACCGATACAAACAATTTAAGATTTGCAAAAGACCAAGAGTCTAGATATCTGACAAACATTAAAATTATTCAATATGATGATTTTATCAAACAAATTTATGCGGTGGAATTGATTGATGCTTTTCCAGTATCAATTTCCGCACAACCACTATCTTGGTCTGACGATAATTTTCACAGACTAAGCGTTCAGTTTGCTTATCAAAAATATAGAACAATTTATGAAGGCAGTTATGATTTGAGAGAGGCAGCTGCATCCATATTTGGTTCCTTTGCAGCATCCTCAATTTTTGGAAATAGATTTTAATTTAAAATGGAGATAGAATGTTACCTAAGATTGATACACCGTTATATGAACTAGAACTACCGCTTCTTAAAAGGAAAGTACAGTTCAGACCATTCTTGGTCAAAGAAGAAAAAATATTGTTGATGGCCATGGAATCAGAAGATGAAAATTCTGTAGTGTTGGGCATCAAACAAATTATGAGAAACTGTTTGTTGTCAGATATTGATATTGAAGATTTACCTATCTTAGATTTTGAATACCTGTTTTTAAATTTAAGAGCACGTTCCGTAGGTGAGATTATTGATTTGCAATATAAATGCAATAATGATATTCCTGGTTCCGAAGAAGATAAAACACATAAATGTGGTAACTTAATTAACTTAAATTTCAATGCGTTGGAAGTTAAACCAAAAATTGAAATGGTTGATAGTAAAATCCAATTGACTCCAAAATTAGGCGTAGTATTAAAATACCCAACATTCAAAGCGATTGAAGCGGTTGCAAGTGAAAAGAATATCAGCCCTGCAGATTTTGTATCAGAAACAATCATCTCATCAATTGATTATATTTACGATGAAGAAAATATGTATTATGCAAAAGATGCCTCCAAAGAAGAACTATTAGAGTTTATTGACAGTCTAACAAAAGAACAGTTTGGTATGATTCAAAAATTCTTTGAAGATATTCCCAAATTAACAAAAAAACTTGATTTTAAATGTAATAAGTGTGGTTATGAAGAAAACATTGAGATTGAAGGAATCCAAAGTTTTTTCGCATGATGTTTCGTTATGATAATTTAGCTAACCATTTCCAAACCAACTTTGCTCTTATGCAACATCACAAATACTCATTGAACGAATTGAATGATATGATGCCTTGGGAAAGAAATGTTTATGTTACTATGTTGCTTCAGTTTATTGAGGAAGAAAACGAGAAGCTAAAACAACAACAACTAGCAAGAAAAAGTAGAAAATAAATGGCAACAAAATTTTCACAATTATACAAACAGGAACTAAAGAGTAAAGGTATACTAAGCTCTTTAGGTTCTGCTGCACTCAAACAATCCAGAGAGAGAATGGATGTGAGGAACACATTCTTTGGTGGCAAAGGCCTGTTATCTATTACTGGCCAAAAAATATTTGGTAAAGGATATTCTGGTGTTGGTAAAACATCAAGTATTCTGTCGTCCTCACCAACAAGTGCAAGTGCAACAGCAGATTCTCAAGGTATAACGGACCTGTTGGCGTCCAGTGAAAGACAAGAATCTTTGTTGCGTGTCATTAGTAAAAATACTTTTAATATGAACCTGATGGCAAGAGATGCGAATATCACTCGCCAAAATATAGTTACGTTAACTAAGAAAGTGACCGGTCGTAGCTCCAGGTCACAAGATGCTCTGTGGTATAATGTTCAGACCAGAAATACAGCTATAGATTCATTGGCCAAGAAAAAAAATCAAACTTCTCAACCAGGAAATACAACACCATCAAGTTCAACTGGATCATCTTCTTTTATTGGTAGTATGATTGGTGGATTGATGGGTACAGGAGGTTCATTAGGTGGCGGCATTCTAAGAACAATTGGAACTATAGCAAGTCTGTCACCAATTTTAGGTATTGTTGGTTTAGCTGCATCAGCTTATGCCATCGGTCAAATGGCCACAAACATAGATTTTGGCCAAATCAAAAAACAAATTGCGGCAGCTTTAGGCATTGACACACAATCGGAAACTCCAATTATTAGGCAACTTGCTGAGAATTTTGATAGTTTTTTCAACACAAGGTCTTTCACAGACATTTATGATTGGGTTAATAAAACTATTGGACCACAAGTCAACCAAATTGGTGAATCAATATCAAATGCAACCAAAATTACACTCGCATACAGTAAAGCCGCATTCGATACTTTGATTGATAACTTTGGCCAACTCGGTAAAATATTTGGTTTCTATTTCGGTGAATTCATTAACAGATATAAACCAGAATTGTTGGCGACATTAGGTGCTGCCATTGGTGGTGCTGTTGGTTCAATGTTTGGAATTCAAGGTGCCGCACTTGGTACTCTAATTGGTGCTGGTTCTGGTTACATCTTAGGTAGAGTAACTCAAGGTGATGATCCGCAAAAATTACAGGAAAAGAAAAAAGACATTGAAGACCAAATGTCTAAAATTAAAAATGATACAAGACCAATGATGCAGTTGGAACACAAAAGATTGGGTGAAGAACTTGCTGATGTTGAAGGAAGAATTAAAGCATATGGTGAAAAAGAAAAGTCTGTAACTACTATGCCTGGAGTAAGAAATTGGGATGCAAATCTTGCTTCAGCACAAAAAACAATGGGTGTAAATGATGGTAATTGGAGTAGAGAGGCTCGTCAATCAAGCACAGCTCCAATTCAAGTGTCTGCGAGAGATATGGCGTCTTTAATCTACACAAAATTTAAAGACGCAGGTTTCAATGATGCACAAGCAAAGGCAGCTATTGCTAATGCTATGGCCGAATCATCTTTAAACCCAAATGCTGAAAATCACGCAACAAATCCAAAAACCGGAAAACAAGAACACAGTTATGGTTTATTTCAAGTAAATAGAAGTGCTCATCCACAATTCAGTGCGGAAGACTTGAAAAATCCCGAGAAAAATATTGATGCTATGATTAGTATAATGAAAAGCAATCAAAAAGATTTCTCCACATTCAAAGGTCTAACGGATGAAAATGCAGCAACAGCTTATTTTATGAGGAAATTTGAAAGACCTGCTGACCAAAGTGATGCAAAAGTTAATGAGAGATTGCAGAATTTGAATAGAATTCCTGGTGATATTTTGAGTGCATCGTCACGTGCTTTGGCTGACGCAAGTAGACCAGATATTTCACCACCAAATGTAACCGTAGTGGCTCCACAGACAGCTGCACCACCACAACAATCAAAACCACAAAATGCTGTAGCATCAACACACAATTTTGATCCTTGGGTTGAAATTTGGAGTTCAAGCATTTTAAATCCTGCCAGAATGGGAATGTAAAAACCCCGCACAAGGCGGGGTCTAAACGTTCAGTAAAGAAAGTTTATTCTTCAGCAAGAGACTTAAAATATTCCAAGTCATCGTCTCCACCAATGTCAACAGGTGCTGAACGTGGTGCAAACTTAGCTGCAGGTGGCGATAGGTCGATAGATTCAGCAGTAGTTGAAGGTGCAATGCCTTCAAAGCCTAGTACTTTATCCAAACGAGTCTTTAATTGAGCGTAAGGTTTGAACAACTTTGGTTCAGTAAATTCCTTGAGGGAATATTCTTTCTTCCAAATTGTTTCCAACTCAGCATCATCTTCAGACAAAGCAGACTTGCTAGCAAATTCTGATTTGTCATAATTACGATAACCTTCAACATTACGAATCTTCAACTTGAAGTTAGCACCTTCCCATAGATCAAATGGGTTGATAGGTGTTTCATCAGCGAATTCGG